TAATCTACAGGTTGTATAGCACAGTCTTTATAATGACTACCACCTACTTGTTTATCAGTAGCTTTACCATACTCAAATTCATGTGTACCTTTCATTCGTTCTTGATACTCTTCCTTATCTTGTTTTAATTTTCTTGCCATATATTGTTCGTGACTTTCTCTTGACCATCCTCTATCTTGTTCAGGATTTATCCAAGACTCTTCTGATTCTTTGTCTGACATATTTTATTTCCTTTGAATTAATTACTTTAAGTGCAAAACTTCTAGTATAATCTGCATCCATACCTGCACTCTCACAGACATACTCAAAGTTATCACATGTTACACCAATACTACAGAAGAACCAGGCACGAGCGTGTGCTCTTTCAACACTTGTACGTGATGATTCTACTATAGTCTTTTCTTTTGTTGCATCTAATAATGCTTGAAATATAACAGATAAGAAAAGTATTCTTTCAGGAGGACTATACTCCTGCTTTTCTATCTCTGTTATAATCTCAATATATTCTTCATCCATTAATTAGTCTTCTTGTGTTAGTTCATCTCTAAATGTATCTACTAACATAGACGCAGCTTCTTCAGCTTCAGCAGCTATCTTTACTTGTTTAATAAATTCATCAATAACTTGGGGATGTTCTCCTATACCAACAGGATGCTCCAAGTATATACGTGCAGTAGCTATAGCCTTATCTCTTTGTGCTTCAAACTCAGCTAGTGCTGTGTCGTACATTGCTTTCTTGATTGACATTTGTTTCCTCCTTTCCTATTAATTTTACTTTAACTATATCTTTATGTTTATACATATTTATTTTTTTACCTTGCTGTATTTTATATCCTATTTTTAAATGTCTTAAAGCTGACCAATCATAATTATTATCTATAGCAAACCTAGATAAATTATCAACAATAATAACTTTACCACATTTAAATTCTAATTCATGTGCACCTAAAGCAGAAGTACTTTTATCTCCAATACTTTGTTCTCTAAGTTTTGCTTTAACTTCTTTATTATCATAATTATTTTTTCTCATTCTTTCTTTATATTCTGGATCATTTTCTCTTTTTTTAAGAGATTTACTTTTTCTTTTTTGAACTTCAGGATTATCATGGTTTCTTTCTCTCATTTTTTTAATATGATCTGGATCTTTATACAATTCAACAGGGGGAAAAAACTTACCACCTACATATGAATTATAAAATGCAGGTTCATCTGTACCTTCTATCACAGCAGTAAGAACAGACCACTTAACTTGATAGTACATCTCATAGTATCTTAAACTTCTTTTGTTTATATACTCTGCTATAACTTCAAACTTAAATTTTTCTTTACCATATTTTTCTATATCTGCATTTAAATATTTAGATGATCCTGTATATATTTCCCATTTATGTTTTGTTTTCTTCTTACCCATAGAAAAATATTGTTTACAACCTACATATGCTTTAGTAGTTTTAATATTTGTTATAAGATAAACAAACCCAAACTTATCTAGGTTAGGTACAAAAGGTTCATTAGTATCATACCTAACCCAATGACTTATCAAGATGTAATCTCCTCTACATTAGGTTCTTTAACCACCTTCGTAAAGTACCTAGGTCCATTTGCATAATTAAATATACGTAACCCTTTACCTTCATTCGTATCACTCCAACAAGTAATATTATGTGAACAATAAACGCAACCAATAAAAAGCTTACGATTACCACTACCACCATCAGGCACATCACTATAACACCTATCAGGTGGATCATTTTTATCCATAGCTCCTTTAAGATATTCAATTCTTTGTTTAGCATTTATCATCTCCATTGAATGAACACGAGTTAAACAAATATTACCATGCTGTTTATCTATAGCTAGAAAAGCAGCTTCATCTACTCCATTACCTTCAGCATAAGCAGATATCTGTGCTATATAACCAAAGGGATCATCTTCTTCTAGTTTATTCTTAGCAAACTTCTCAAAGCTTTTACCTGATGCACTCTTACAATCAACAAGTACACCATCTATTACACAGTCTTGATGACCTACTATTCCATTTACATTAACTTGTTTTTGTAGGTCAGTTACTTTGTGTCCTGATAGTCTAGCTAAAAGAATTAATACATCCTCCAACAGATGACCATATAGAAATTTAATTCTTGTGTTTGATGCTAAAGGTTTAGGTTCTTCCTTAGAATTTTTATCATACCATAATTGTCTGGCAGGTTTACCTATAGCAGAGAGTCTTAGTTTACCTTTCTCTCTAGGTACTTCATTAAGTAATCCTTTCAATGTTTTCTTAACACTCTCTGTAAAAGAATCTAGATGAGCATCAACTTCTTCTTCTTTTAAATTTGAATCTACAAGAGGGTCAAACAAATCATACATATCTTGTACTAAAGTATCAATAGATTTCATAATAAATAATAGAGAGATACTTGTTTAGTGTATCTCTCTATCCTTTCATAAGTATTATAGTTGATAGATAGATTTAAAACCAGAAGGTAATCTTTGATCTATAAATCTATTTAATTCTCCAAATGTAATTTTATATGGAGAAGTTTTTACTGGTGATAATCTTTCTTCACGAACTAATCTATAAGCATAAGTGTTATCTACTTCTAATATCTTAGCTACTTGAGGAACTGAAAGTTCTTTACTTTTTTCAATAGTCATAATAATATTCCTTTAATTTTCATAATAGAAAATGGGAAGACATATTATATCTTCCCATCCTTTCCTATTTAATTGTTATGCAAAATCTAAGTCAGCACTTTGCTTACTCTTATACCCATCTTCAACAACATCAAAATCACTAAGCATGTCATCATCTGCAGTCTCAGGTGCAGGTACAAAGTTAACAACCATTACAGCTTTTAAATCACTAAAGATACCATAAGGTTTATGTTCATATGGAATATACTTTGCAGTAACAAATGAACCATTACCAACTTTAGCTTCTGTAAAAGGAAGCTTGTCAGCACCTACAACTTTAGGTGGATCTTTCTTATCTCCTGTATTACTCCATATGGTCTTAGCTTTAAGAGTTACAAAGTTACCTTGTAAAGGTTTCCCTTCTTCCTTTAACTTTGCATCATTATTCTTAACATTCAACCCATCCTTCTTAACTATACTCAGATTCTTTTCGTCAAGGTTACATATATCAATACTCCATTCCCCTTCCTCTTTAAATTTAAAGTTAGGTTTAATTATATGTGCCCAGTTAGCTGTTCCTTGTATTATACTCATATTTATATTCCTTTTCTGTTTATTAATAAAAGAATTATGACATGCCTTAACATTATTGTCAAGAGTTTTTTTCATAATAAATGTATTAGTTAGTTTTAATATGTAACTCATCTCTATTCTTGAGATAAGATCTTGTTTTCCTTGATGTTTTCTACCCCATGTTTTGTATGCAGAATCTCTATAGCTTTCTACTCTAGTGTTTTTATCTACAACTTTGTCAGTTAATTCTACTAACTCTTTTGCGATACACCATACATAGTCATGCTCTCTTTCAAATACAAAGTAATCACAGTCACCATAAAGCCAACCCTTCTTACCTATTGTATTTAGAAATTCAACAACAATCCATGCGTCATCCAGAACTCTTTGTTTATTTCCAGTTCTTCTAGCCTTTACATCTACACTAACTGTCTTGTTATCTTTAGTAAGATATAAATCTATATGTTTATATATGTTAGTGTTATCATCAGCTATCTCAACTGTATATCCATGCTCTTTAACAGTCTTTATAAAGTTATTCTCTACCTGTATACCTCTTGTTATATACTGAGCATGATCTTTTCTTCCTTTAAATTCTTTAACTATTGTCATCTCTATACCTTTCTAAATATTCAGTTGCTCTTCTTGTATTGGAAGGATCATCATTAAGCCAACCTATTGCTGAATTACATTTGTGACATAGCCATCCTCTAGCTTTTCCTGTTATATGATTATGATCTAAACACCAATTAGGATTGCGTTGATTCTTTTGAATAGGATCATCAGCAGTTATTAAACATATAGGACAAGCATGATCTTCAGGGGGTCTTGGAGTTATTTTAAGTAATTTTTCACGTTGTGCTTGAGTTAACTTTTGACATTTTTTACACACTCTATAGCTAGATGGTAGTCCAGTCGTAATTTGTATTTTAGCAGGATAAGTTTTAAAAGAATCAACAGGTTTTTCTTCACCACATTTTATACATGTGTTTAAAGTTTTACTTGTATCAATAGATTTAAAAGTATCAAATAACTCTTGTTGTTCTAGTGTGTCTCTGCCCATGTCTTACCTACCTTCCATTCACTATCAAGAGGACACTTCATGTGTAGTTCTTTCTCTGTATCTTTCATAGCATCTTTAGTTATCTGTCCAAACTTTTTAACATCTGTGTTTAGAACTTCAAACTGATACTCATCATGAATACTAGCTACAAGTTTAACATCAACCCCTAGTGTTCTTACTCCTGTCATTATATTAATAAGCCATACCTTACATACAACTGCTCCTGCTCCTTGTAATAAAGTATTTAATGCACTATGTGTGCTACGTACATATAATACTCTACCATCAATACCTCTAATCTTTCCTTTAGCTGATGCTTTTGTTACCTCATCACGAACTCTTTTTAATGATGGCATACTTGTTAAGAACTTATTTATTAATTGTTGTCCTTCTTTAGCACCTGCTCCTACTATCTTTCCTATCTTAGCTGAACCTGCACCATACATAAACGCATAGATAAAGGTCTTTGCCTGGTCTCTATCAGTTAATCCTGCCATCTTCATGTTGTGTGTATGTATATCACCAGTTAATAATATATCTGTAAAGGTAGTATCATTCATTAGATGAGCTAAACATCTTAACTCTAGACCACTAGCATCAGTACCTACAATAGAATGAGTAGAGGTATCACTTACTGTCCAACAATCTCTACACTCTTTTCCATATGGAGAACGAACTGCAGGTATCTGTGCCATGTTAGGAGAATTGTGAGACATACGACCAGTAATAGTTTTAAGTGTCATTACACTACCATGTACTCTACCATCTCTGTCATCACATGTTTCTATCCATGACTTAATTTGTGCTATACGTTTCTGTAAGAGAAAGAATCGTGAAAACTTTCTAGCTTCAGACATATCTATTGTATCTAATACAGCTTCATTAATAATGATGTTACCTTTATCTGTATGTTGTTTAGGTTTCCATCCTAGTTTCATTAGTCTACTAGCTATCTGTTGTCTTGATCCTATATTAAATGGTATGTATTTTGTTTTAGTCTTTAACTCTACAACAGTAGGAGCAAAGTTATCTAATGACCACTTCTCTAAGTTATCTGCTTCATCTTTTAATTTATTAAATAAACCCATAGCTTTCTCCATATCAATAGCAAAGCCATTCTTTTTTTGTTTATCTATAATAACTCTTATCTTGTGTTCAATCTCACTAGAATAATCTGAGAAACCTTTACCTTCTTTCTCAAGTTCTTGAAATACTTTATGTGTTATATTAACATCTTGTTTACAGTACTCTAACATCTCTGGTGTATACACTTCAAAAGAATCTACATCTCCTTTAGGCATAGACAATCTCTTACCCCATGCTTTTAAACTATGTCCATCACGTATAGGGTTATATAACTGTGATAGTACAAGTGTATCTATAACTTGATTAACTTTAATCTTAGTACCTAGCAATCTATTAAGCACAGGTGCATCAAATATTAAACCATTGTGCATAATAAATTGCTTGACACCAAGTGACCAATCTCTAAACTCATGCAGCAAGTTTGGAGGGAAAGGATAAACCCTCCCTGAGTCTATGTCTTTAGCCACAATACAATGAACTTTTGTTGCGTCTAAGCTATCTGTTTCTATATCAACTATTGCTCTCATCATCTTTCCAATCTTCCCAATACTCATTATATAATATCATGGGAGTTCTGTTACCTACCCATACATTAGTGATATTAAATTGAGCATATTCATCTGCTTCTTCCCATGACATACCATCTCTATCTCTTAGTATCTTACATATCTTACTATAAGAATATACAAGTAAAGGGGATGAATTAAATTGTTCTCCTTTTCCTATAATAGCATTATCAAAACCATCTATAGATATAGCTTCAGCATCTAGTCCACACCAGTTGCACTCTTCACCATCTCCTACTTCTAACTCTTCTTGTTCTGTATGACAATAATGTTTCCACATCTTACTCATATTGAAAAACTTTCTCCACATCCACAACTAGATGTAGCATTAGGGTTAGTGATTCTAAGGGAAGCTCCTGCTATATCACTTACAAAATCTATAGTTGTATTTAGCACACTAAGAGTAGCAGTAGGATGTATATATAAAAAACCATCATCTAAATTTATCATATCTCTTACAGACATATCCTCTTCTTTACTTGGTATTAATTCCCAAGAGTATCTTAATCCTGCACAACCACCACCATCTACTGCTAACATTACTCCTTCAGCATTACCTTCAGTAATAATTTTAGATAGATGTTGATCTGCTTCTTTAGTTATCATTACTATTGACATTAGAATGGTATCTCCTCTCTAGTATTATCCTCTACTTCGTAAGGATTGTCAATCTCTTTCATACGACCTGTCTCTTTATCATAGTAAAGATGTGTAGCTATACCAGTATCACCTGTGTATCTATTCTTTAATACACGTATGGTAGTAGTGTTAGATGCTACCTCATCTTCTGCTTGTTGATTACGTTCTAATCCTATTACACTATCAGATAGATGTGCTATAGATGCAGAGCCACGTAGATGGGAGAGAGTAATCTCTTTACCATTCTCATGTCCTGCATCACCTGAAGGTCTACGTAGGTGAGATACTAATAGTAAGCCTACACCTGTCTGCTCTACTAAGGAACGTAGCTTAGTCATCAGTACATCAATAGACTTTCTCTCATCTCCTTCTTCTTGTCCTGATACTAGGATAGATAGATGGTCAAGGAAGATCCATTTACAATCTAATGCTTGTGCCATGAAGCGTACCCTTGCAAGTATCTCATTATTAGATGTAGAACCAAAGTGATCAAAGGCAAAGAACCTACCAGTACCTACAGTAGCATCAAACCATGTATCTAATTCTTCTCTACTATACTTCTTACGTATCTCATTAATATATAGTCTTGCATTAGCTTCAACAGACATAATATTGAAGGCTGTGTTCTTAGTGTTCTCTTCTAGTGCAAGGATACCTATATTATTTTTTGTATTATTTAACATGTGATGCATTAACTCACGCATGATAGAACTCTTACCCATACCTGCACCTGATGTTAGTGTAACTAATTCACCAGTACGCATACCATAGGTCTTCTCATTAAGTTTAGCCCAAGGAAATAGTACAGTCTCACAATACTCTTCTTCAAATATTGTATCCTTTAATTCTTTTAAGTTAACAATACCTGCAGGAGTATAAGTCTTTGCGTTCCACCATGCCCTAGAAAACTGCTCACGTTTATTCATCTTGAGATATTCATTAGCATCTTTATGTTCCATGTGCATTATCTTACACTTGTTAGGGGAGAAGAGTTGAGCAACCTTCTCACTTGCTTCTCTCCCTTGCTTATCCATGTCAAAGGATATAACAATCTGATCAAAGCTATCAAGATATTCAAAAGCTTTCTTGCAATTACCTAGTGCTGACTGTGCTCCATTCTTAACTGATACACATGCCCACTTACTACCTAGTAATTCATATGCAGACATAGCATCTACTTCCCCTTCAGTAATAGTAATGTACTTTCCTTTAGGTGCAAACAAATTCTGACCAAACAATCCTGCATTAGTTAAGTTACCTTCTGCCCACATTTTCTTAGTAGGTACATCACGTATCTTATTAGCTATGTTGTTACCCCCTTCATCAAAGTATTTATAAATGTGATGTGTATTCATGTTACCATTAACTTTAACATCTGTATTATATTTCTTTGCTGTTTCTTTAGATATATTACGTTCACTTATTGCACCTAATGTACCAAAAGTTTTCATAATACTTTCTGTTCTTATTGATATTACTTTTTCTGTTTCCATTTTATTTCCTTTATTATAAAAATGTTTACCACAAGAGAAGCAATGACTGTAACCTTTAGAATGTTTTACATTACCATCACTAGAATCACAGTTAGGACATTCTCCTCTATCTAACCATTGTTCATCCATAACATTACTCCAAATCTTTAAATGTTTTATCCCATAATTCTTCAACAAAGTCAAGTTGATCTTTCGTCATTTCTTTAGCATCTCTTTTAGCATTGCGTTCTGCTTCATTTAAATCATAACCATCATCAAGATACTCACGTAAAAGTTCTTTATATATTTTATTATATTCTTTATCCCATAAATTAATAGGCATATTAGTCCTTTCTTTGCCATGCTCTTGGGTCATCAGACCATACAAAATTAATATCAGAAGG